TGGTCTAATGGCGACCAATATAAAGGTGTTGATGAGGTGTTAAACTCATTCTCAAACTTAAACAAAAAATAGGGTGATGTAATAGTGCTACTCTCTGTAAGAGTTAACACTACTTTATTTTCTTGCCCCTTTTCAATGTATATCATAACTATATTACAAAGATAATAGTCATTGTACACCAATAGAAAAGCCTACCCGTATAAAGAGTAGGCTCAACTATTGAAGTGTAGCTTTTAGATAATAGTAGGTATCACAGCCGAGTCTACCTCGTATGCTAGATTCTCGTTCTCCGCTACTAGTGTGATGTTGTACTTAGAACCATCTGCTTTAGCTGTTCCTGACCCCTCAGTCACGGTAGCTAATTGTGCGTATGGGAAGTACCAGTATTTGCCATTTGCATCCTTAACAATCACAGCTAGGTCTCTTTGACCCTCGCCTAAAATCTTGATTGCTTTAGATTTTGCAGCCTCTCTTCTAGAGAAAACTAAAGTGATAGTAGCACGTACAAAGTTTGAACCAGCAACTAAATCTCTTTGGTCTTCCTCTACATAAGATGAGGTATTTCTTAAAAATTCGAATGCTTTAAAATCCGAAGATACCGTCATTGCAGTAATTTCCCAGTTTGCAGCATCCTCAGTAATCGCAGTTACGTTTGCTAAATCGTTGATATACACATTAGTTATACCTCCGATGTTGCCATCGCATCCACGAAGAATAGATGTTATTGTTTGACAAGCCATTTTATAAAGGTTTAAAAAGGGTAGTCACCTACCCCTTTGTTAATATTAAGCGTAAAGTACGATTTCAGTTGGGTTCGTGTAGAAGAAACCAATCTTCAAGTTAGCACGAGTACGGATGTAAGGCTCTGCTACAGAGTCAGACAAGTTAACTGCTTTCAATGCTTTACCATCTTGCTCTCCATCGAATGCGTAAATCATGTTTGATTTCAACGTGATAACAAAAGTATCGTTTGGCATACCCTCACATACCACAACCTTAACTCCTAAGAAAGTAAGTGCTAAAGGTGCAGTTACAAATGTCATAGTGTTACCAGATGCAGCAGCAAACTCGTATGCTTGTGCTACGTTAGGCGCTACGAAAATACGTAGGTCAGCTTTTTTACGTTGTACAGCAGCTGGTAATGCAGCGAATGCTGTCTGTAATTTCGTTAATACGTTACCTTGGTTAACTGCTCCTGTTCCTCCATTGATTACATCTCCATCAGCAGCTAACTTTTTCAAGTAACCATCACACAATGCTAGTGTAGCATTAGCAGATGCTGTATCACCTTGCCATCTAATCAATTCAACGTCCTCGCCAATTTGCTTAGACATAGTATCCCAGTAGTAGTTCATGAATGCTGGTACCGTGAAATCAGCATTAGAACCTTGTGCCATCTGTAAAGCTACAAATGACTGCTCTAGGTCGAATTGGCAAATTTGAGCCATTGCAGAAACAGCACATACATCGATGTCGATTGCATTCAACAAGTCTGTTGGTGCAGAAAAGTTACAAGTAGATGCTTGTAAGATGTTACCAAAAGTGATGTTACCTAATTTAGTAGCCGATTTGATGCCAGGTAATGAACGATAGTTATCTACGATGTCTTCACTGATATAAGCACGTGAGTAAAACTCATTCGGGTTTGGACACAATAATGCATTGCTTTCGATGTCCAAGTCAAATTTCAATTTTCTTTCCATTTTTTTAGTCTTTAAACGTTTGTCTGTATTTTATTAATCTTTCGTGTGCTGACATTTTTTGTTCTTTCATTTCTTCTACTACTTCCTCTTCAACTTCTTCTTGTGCAAGTTTGTCAGCGATTACTTGCAAAAGTTCAGCTTTAAGTGCTTCTAGAGCTGGTGCAACAATGTCCAAAATAGCTGCTTCATCTGCCTTAGGGTCAACAGCCATAGCTACCTCCTCCTCTTTTGGCTCTTCTTCAACTACTTCTTCTTCTTGTGCTACCTCCTCTTCGATAGACTCCTCTGCTTCAGCAGCAGCTTCTACCTCTTTTTCTTGAACATCTTTAATCTCTACAACCTCTCCATCTTTTACGACATAGATTTTGTCCTCGATTACATGCTCACCATCTGGTAACTTCATCGTATATGTATTTGTTTGTTCCTGTTCGCTAAATTTCAACCCGAAAAAACCCTCAATAGAAAACCCGACCTTACCCAAGTCTACAAGTTCATTGTAGTATTCTTTATCCGTGATTTGGGCAGTACACATTATAGTGCCTTTTGTCACATCTATGCCAAACGATTTTGATTTGTCGGTCTCAGGGTCTGTTACTATCCATGCCTCTAGTACATATGCTGGTACAACCTCATCTGTATGTTCTACATTAAATAGATTTTGGTTGTTTAAAGTAGACATAAACTTACAAAAGATTTTTTCTGTCTCTTCTTCTGTAAACTGCACAAAGTATTCACCATCTTCATCGTTACGATAGATTTCGCTAGGTATCATAAGTGGCGCACATATACGCATCTTAGGTTCATCTGCGAAAATCATTTTTTTCTCGTGACTACTGAATGCTATTCCTTTAGTAACAATGGCTGGTTTTCGGGTGAATGCAATCATAGAGACACCAAGGTCATTACCCTCGCTGTATTCGTCATCTATGGTTATTTTCTTTATAGGCAATTCACTCATAACTATTTTACACATTTATTTGTTAGTGTACAATTTTTGTACATTTGTGAAAACATCAACAATGATAGAACTAGGTACAACAACAATCAAAAACAGAGTGGATGAGTTTACTCTACACGAGTTTCAAACAATCACATCAATACTTGCAGATGAGTCGCTTGACAAGATAGAACAATGGGTAAAGGTGTTCGTGTTTTTGGGTGCAGATGAGAATGAGGTAGATGGTTTAGATTTCTCCGAGTTTAAAGAATACGTAAAGCAATGGAATGAAAACCAACCTAATCTTGATAATTCATTTTTAAAGTCATTTGATTTAAACGGATATACCTATCAAGCATATGATGAAGAGTTTAAGCTAAACGTAAAGGACTTAAAACACATCGAAAAGATTATCAAACAGAAACCATCTGCATACATTCTTGACGTAATGGCTATCATATTTAAACGAACAGATTTATCTAGTGCTGAACACTACACAGATAGTCACCTAAAGCATAAAGCTAAACTTTTTAAAGACCTTGATGCATCTATTTGCATTCCTTATATCAACTACATAGGTCAAAAAATATCTAACACCGCAACCCAACTAGATGCAGTTACCGAAATCGTGGAGTGATATAAGTCTTGAGCAGTTTATAGAACTAGCCGAACTAGACAAAAACGAGTTTGATTCATTAATAGAGTATAATGTGCTAGTGTTATCTATTCTTTTAGATGAGGATATAGATGTATTTGAAGAAATGGAACTAGATGAATTGAATGAATTGATGAAAAAAGTCAATTTTATTCGTAGCTATCCATCTAAAAATCATATACAAAAACTAGGGCATTATACTTTTAAGCCATTCGAGAAACTTTCTTTGGGTGAGTTTATAGATATTGAACACTACTTTAAAGATGGCATCAAAAACCTATCTTACATCTGTGCTATTCTATTTAAAAAAGTTAAGATAGATGAATGGTCTAATATAAACTACGAACCTTACACATACGACTTAAATACTAGACAAGAACTTTTTTTAGATGTACCTATCACCGATGTGTTTAATATATGGACAAGCTACTCTAAATTTCGTGAAAACTTTGTGCAAACATACCAACCTTTGTTTAGTCAAAAAGCAGATGGTGACGATGAAGAGATGGATGAGATGACAGCAGAAGAAAAGAAACAAGCTGACCTCGAATCTAGATACTCAAAATGGGCATGGGAGAATATGATTTATAGCCTAGCAAATGAGGATATTACCAAGGTGAACGAAATTACGGACATGCCATTGATATTCGTGTTTAACATGGTTAGTATGAAAGAGGAACTTAGTATGTAGATGGGGCAATTTTTAGATTCCATTTACCGCTAGGGTCACCATACAAATCGAAACCTACTCTTACCGTAGGGTTGTTTAATATCTTAGCCATCTGTAGTAAAGGGTAATTTTGAAACTGCCATTGAATATAGTCTGCTGCTATTTCTGCAATCACAGCTTGTACCCTTGGTGCTGCTAACCATAATTCTGTGATATTTTGAGGCTCAATAAAACCTATTTCTCCCCATTTAGCACCTCTGTCTTGAAACAAATAATAGTAAAGTGCAACGATAGTAATATCTATTTTGTTTAATTCTTCACCAGTCATTGCCGAGATTCTAAGCGAATCATACAATGCACCAGTATCAATTAACCCTAGTCTCCTTACTTCTTGTTGTAAGGCTCTCGCTAGTTTATTCCTCGTTGCGTACTTTACCTTATATGTTGCCATTATAACTCATATTGATTTCGTATTTCGATAGGTACGTTATCCATTGATTCGAATGTATCATACATAATTGGAGTTAACTGAATTATACAATTGTCTACATCTGCCAATGCCTCAGTCAAATTATTGTAAACTAAATAGGTAGCTAAATAGTCATCTATTGATTCATCCGATGGTCTAAAACACATTTCTGTTTGACCATCTCTAATCACCTTATATGTATATGCTAAAGTAAACTTTTTCATGCTTGTTTAATTATATCTGAACAACCCCATTTATGTAATTCAAATTGACCAGTGTTTGTAGTAGGTGTACCCATACAACGAGATGCAAAGGTAGTTAATCCTTGTGTAGTCGCTGGTAGGTCTGTTGATATAGTGCCTTGTGTAACAGCACCTGTTTCAAGGTTTATCACTTCATATTTAACAGATGTCGAATTAACCTCGTTGTATAACTGAATATTATACATTGTAGTCATCTCTGCTGGTGCTGCACCTCCCCTATTTGCTGGGAAGTTTACACCTAAATCTACCTTGCTACAAGTACCTGATGCATCGTTGTAATAAACCTGTAAGTTTGTATCTGTTGCATTGCTACCTACACCAATAAGATTAACAAGGTTTTCAAGTTGAATCAAAGATGCCCCACCATAAGGTAATTGAGTAGTGTAACCAGCTAAACCATAAAACTGCTGACAAGTAGAGCCAAATACCGTATCTGCCACTCTAAACGTAGTCACAAATCTAAAGCCTCCTGAAAGATACCATTGTAAATCTGTACCTCTTATATCTGTTTGTCTACCCGTTGAAACGATAGATGCATAATAACGCAACCTAACAAACCGACTATAAAAAGCTGTTGTGCTAGGTGTTATTCCTAATGCACTAGCATTGTTTAAAGTAGCTATGCCTCCATATGTGTCTACGGTTGTTGAGTCATATCTAAAACTTCTACCTCTAAATACTTCACTACTTTCCATCTCAGGAATAAACGGAGGTGCTGTAAATAATTCAAGCACGTTACCATAGCTATCTTTGTAGTGTACTAGCTTATCCGTTTTATCGTAAAAGTAAGTAGAGTTAGCTACAGATGACCAATCAGCAGATGAGTCTGTAACTTTTGTTATTTGTATGCCCGTGCTAGGATTATTGATAGTTAATCCTGTATAATTGTTTACTGCCATTATATATCGGAATAGTTATCTAAAACAAATTGAGGTGCTAGGACATCCTTTATATAGTCCCATGCTGATTTCAAAGGTTCTGGTTGGTTTGCCATAACTGAGTTTGGCACTTCGAAACTAGCTAAATCACTTAATGTTTTACCTTGCGCTTTGATGCCTTGAATCTCTGTGATTACCATGCATGATTGTACAAGTGAACCATCTGCTTGTATCGTTGCTGTACCTATTGCTTGTACTTCCTTTAGTTGAAACGTTGCCATATTATTTTTTATTATGCGTAAATTACTTCTGTTGTTTCTATCACAGCAGTCCATTGAATGTTAGTTGCTGCTAATCCTATTACTTGTACTCTAAGACCTCCGTTTGTTGT